CCCGACCATCGCCAGCGCCGCGCCCTTCGCCTGGGATCCGAGCGATCCCGATCGCGAGGACGTGGCGCTGGCGAACAGGGTCTATGGCGACCGGATGGGCAACCAGCTCAACGGCACCGCCGACGACGACGGCTGGAACTGTCGTGGCATGGGCTATCTGATGCAGACGGGGCTCGCCAACCGCCACGACGCGCAGGCCCGCCTCGGCATCGATCTCGCGACCTACCCCGAGCTGGCCGCCGATCCGGCGACGTCGCTGCTGATCGCGTGCGACTTCTATCGCGCCAACGGCGTGCTCGCCGCGATCGACGGCAACGACCTTCTCGGCGCGCGGCGGATCGTCAACGTCGGCTCGCGGACCGCCAAGGTGGTGCCGGCCGGCTGGGCGGACGTCTGCGAGCGCCGGCGGACGGCGCTGGCGATCCTGCTCGGCTAGGCCGCCTCGACGCGCCGCACGCGCCGCGTCAGAGATCGCGGCTCGGTGGCGACCATCGCGGCTGTGCGCTCGATCCGGCCGGGCCACGTCACCGTGATCGGGTGCGGCGGCCAATGGGCTTCGGTCGCCTGCCCGTCCTCCAGCGCGTCGATCATGGCTTCCTGCGCGGTCGCGCGCCACGGGCCGCGCGGCACGCCGAAGCGGACGTAGCGATGCGCGCGGATCGGCGGCGGCGTCACAGCGCCAGCCAGTCCAGCTCGGCGTCGTCCAGCACGAGGTGGATGTCGCTGTCGGCGCCGATCTCGTTGAGCCGCTTCGACACGTCCTTCGGCGATCCGGTGCGCGGGAAGCTCGGATCGCGACGCGCCTGGCGTGCCAGCTCGCCGATCGCATCCTCGCGGGAATGCTGCGCGAGCAGCCAGGCGCCGAAGCTCGGGCTCTGCTCAATGGTGACGGTGTCGGGCATCATGGGATCCTCCTCACGCTCGTCGTCCAGCTCGGGGAACAGCGACAGCGTCTCGTCCTCTTCCTCGACCACGCCGGAAAGGCGCCACGCTTCGTAAGAGATGAAGCCGGCCAACCGATCGAGCGCGACACGTCGATCGATGGAGGGTTCGGCGGCGAGCGCGACGCGGAGCGGGATCGGCACCGCATCGAGCGCGGTCCGGACGTGACGCCAGACCGGGAGGAGATCGAGTCGTTCCATTCGCCAAATGGAACAGAAAGAGAACATCTAGGCAAGCCGCTTCCGGCACGCGATCGTACCGCGATGGGCAGTGCGCGATTCGACTACACGTTCGATCTGACGAAGCATCGCGCCGATGCCATGATCCGGTGCGGCTGCGGCCACGAGGTGCGCCTGGACTATCGGCAGCTCCAGCGGCTGTTGCGCCGGGCGATGCCGATGCGCTGGCACGAGGCGGAAAGGAGGCTCGTCTGCGTCCGCTGCGGCGCGCGCGGGCAGCGGATCGTTCCGGTGCCTCAAAGCCGGTCCCGAACGCCGCCGTTAAACGGGGCGTAAACGGGCTAGGAGCGCGATTGCCGAATTTTCGCACCGGGAGGGCGGCGCGAGCCTAGCGGCGCGCTCCTAGCGCATCCTCGGCCACGCGACCGCGAAGCCGCCGGCGAGCTGCGCGGCGGAGATGTCGACGCCGTTCACCCGGCACCTTACGACGCGGCGGCCGTAGCGATCGGCGGACTGGAAGCCGGCGCGGAAGGGATCGGCGTCGACGACGAGGCACGACACCGGGCCGGATGCGACGAGGCGGCGCAGATTGTCGCGCGCCGCGTAGGCGCGACCGGCATCGCAATCGGCGAAGCGGCGCGCGCGGCCCCGGCAACGCGGCGAGCCCGGCAGCTCGGCCGCGTCGATCCGCGCGAGCCGCATCTCGGCCCCGCCGGCACACGCGATGTTGTCGCCGTCGTGGACGAACGGCGCGGGGCAGGCGAACGGGATCATGGCGCGAGGCAACAGTCGTAGCGCGCGGGCTTGCCGCGCGAGGCGCGCGCGGCGAGCAACCGGCGGCCGGTCGCTCCGCCGATCGAGGCGGCCGCCTCGCGCACGCGGACATCGGCGCCCGCGCGCGCGGCGCGGTCGCGCAGGCGCTGGCGATCCTCCAGCGCGCCATCCGTCAGCACGAAGGCGCAGACGGGACCGGCGGCCTCGTAATCGGGGCGAACCAGGCGAAGCGACAGCGTGTGCCCCTGCGCGGAGAGATCGCGCCACACGCCCGCCTGGACGCGGTTGATCGGCGTCGACACGTCGAGGCCCGTCGCCGCGACGATGCCGTCCGCCGTCGTCACCGTGTCGTCGATCGTCGCCGTCTGCGTCCGCACGGCGGCGCCGTAGCCGGCATCCGCGAAACGCTGGCACGCCTCGACGTCGGGCCGTGCCTGACACCCGGCGAGCGCCAGCGCGGCGCCGATCGCGGTGCGCCTCACGCCAGCCCTCGCGCCCGCCATCGGCCCTCGGCGTAACCGATGATCCCGAAGTTATCGCCTTCCGTCGCCAGATCGACCGGGATCGGCTCGTAGCCTTCGGCCGAGCTGGTGAGCACGAGCCGCGAGCGCCCCTGCGGTTGCAGGCGCTTGATGAGCATCGTGTCGTTGTAGCGCACGACGGCGATTCCCTCGCGCAGCTCGGTGCGGTCGAGGTTGACCAGGATCCAGTCGCCGTCTTCGAGGGGCGGCGTCATCGAGCCACCGACCACCTCCACCAGGCGAAGTTTCGACGGCGTTCCGTAGCGCCGCAACCATTGCGCGGGCAGCGGCACCGAACCGCGCTCTTCCACCGCTTCGCCCAGGAACGATCCCGGCCCGGCGGACGCGGCGGCCGTCAGCACCGGCACGTCGACCACATCGGCCCGGTCGATCGGCGCGACCGCGCCGCGATTCACGGCTGGGGTCGACGACCCACGGCCGGTAAGAAGCCAGTCCACGGTGCAGCCGAGCGCGTCGGCGATCACGACCGCGCTGTCCGCCTTGGCGATTCCCACGCGGATATAGTCCCCGATCGTGCTCCTCGGCAGGTTCGTCTCCTCGGCCAGCCACGCGTCCGTGCGATCGCCGAGCATTTGCCGAATACGCAGCCCAACCGAATTTTCGGATAATTCCCCTTGCGGACGTCCGCGACGCGGTTTATCCGACTTTTCGGACCGAACTTTCGGGATGCTCATGTGAACGCTCTGGCCGAAAAAGAGGACGTTAAAGCCGCGTTGCGGAAGCGTTTCGGCTCGGTCGCAAGCTTCGAGCGCGAGAAGGGATTACCCGAAAAGTCGGTTTCCGATCTGCTTCGTGGCCGTCCGAGCGCACGCGTGCGCGACGCGGTGAAAGAAGCCATCAGCCAGTCGAGCCCTTCGCGTGGTTCCGAACTCTCGGACGATACTGCCAACGCCGCCGCGCCGCACCGCAAAAAAGCACGGGCCCGGTAGGATGGCGTCCCGAACCGACATGACGCGCGCCTTCGCGGCGGTGCGGGGATGAGCGGGGCGTCGGTGACGATCGCTCTCTCCGAACTCGCGCGGCTGGCGATTCCCGGCCTGCCGACGACCGATCGCGGGCTGCGGATGCGCGCCGAGGCGCTCGGCTGGGAGCGCGTGCGGCGCGCGGGGCGCGGCGGCGGCTTCGCCTACGTCGTCACCGGCAGCGTCGCGGAGGCGGTGCTCGCCAAGAACGCCAGCCACCCCGTCGCCTCCAACGATATCCGCCGCCCTGTCGGCCGACCCAAGGGCAGCGACTTCTTCGCGAGGAACCCGGCGATCGCCGACGCGGTGGAGGCGATCCTCGCTCACCAGCAGCTCGCCGCGCCGCGCGTGCGCGAACTGCTAGAAACGAAGTTCGCCGAGCTGCCCGATCTCCGCACGCTCCAGCGGTTCGTCCGACGGATCGAGGACACGAAGGCCGCGCTGCTCGCTTCGACCCGCGATCCCGATCGCTACCGCGCGCAGTATCAGCTCGCGCTCGGCAACGCCGGCGGCGACACCACCCACGCCCACCAGTTCTGGGAACTCGACACCACGCCGGCCGACGTCCACCTGACGGACGGGCGCTGGGCGATCCTGGGCGTGATCGATCGCTGGAGCCGGCGCGCCCGCTTCCTGGTCGCGCCGTGCGAGAGCGGCCAGTCGGTGCGGCGCCTGCTCGCCGACACGATGTCGGCCTGGGGCGTGATGCCCGAGTGCGTCATCACCGACAACGGCTCGGGCTACATCAACGCATCGATCGCCGCCTCGCTGGAGACGCTGGGGATCGAGCACCGCAAGGCGCCGCCAGGCTCGCCCTGGAAGAAACCGTTCGTCGAGCGCGTGTTCGGCACCTTCACGCGCGAGCGCGCCGAGCTGCTTCCCGGCTTCGCCGGCCACAATGTGGCGGACGCGCAGAAGCTGCGCGCGCGAGCGAAGAAGGCCACGGGGCGCGCGGTCATCACCGCGTCGATGTCGTCCGCCGAATTGCAGGCGGTGCTCGATGCCTGGGTGGACGGCGTCTATCACCAGCGCCGCCACGGCTCGCTCAACCAGTCGCCGATGCAGCGCTGGCAGGCATCGCCGGTGCCGGCCGCCGCCGCACCCGGCCGCGACCAGCTCCTGATCGCGCTGTCCGCCGTCGTCGGCGCGCGCAAGGTCGGCAAGAAGGGCCTCGTCTGGAAGGGCGGCAGCTACTGGTCGGCCGCGCTGGTGCCGTGGGTGGGCCGCACCGTGTTCGTCCGCCGCGACGAGGACGATCTCGGCGCGCTCTACGTCTTCTCCCCCGACGGCATCTTCATCGACACGGCGGTGGATCACGGCCGCGCCGGCTTCAGCGAACAGGCCTTCGCGATGATCGCCACCCGCCAGCAGCGTGAGTGGATGACCGAACAGCGCGCCGATCTGCGCGCCAAGAAGCGCGGCTTCGATATCGACACCGCGCGCGACGCGATGCTCCGCCGCGACGCCGAGGCCGCCGGCAAGCTCGTCTCCTTCCCGCGCCCGACGGTCGAGCGCACCACCGCCTCACTCGATAGCCTGGCCGCACCGCCGGCGCCGAGCCTGCCCAGCGAGGCCGAGCTGGCCCGCGCCGAGCGCCGCGCCGCGCCGATCGTCGCGCGCATCGTGCCCGTCGCCGAGAAGGTCGCCGCCGCCGACGCGCTGATCTTCGCCGCCGCCTCCGGCGAACCCGTCGACGCCGCCGAACTGGCGTGCGCGCGGGCCTACGCCTCCTCCACCGAATACCGCGTCGAGAAGATGATCGCCGCGGACTTCGCCACCCCCGATCGACAGGAGAAGATGGGATGAACGACCCCGTTTCGGGCGCCTCTTCGGCGTCCGAGCGCAGCGGCTTCGCGCCGCTCACCAATATGAGCTTGGCGCTACACGCGGTGGCCGAGGCGCAGGATGCCGGCGAAGGTTCGCCGCGACTGTGCCTGCTCTACGGCTATTCGGGCTACGGCAAGTCGGTCGCGGGCGCCTACGTCGCGTCCAGGCTCGACGCGGCCTATGTCGAGTGCCGCTCGATCGAGACGCAGCGCAGCTTCCTCGACATGGTCGCGGCCGAGCTGGGGATCACCAAGACGGAGCGCACCGCGCCCCGCCTGCTCCAGCAGATCGTCGACCAGCTCGGCACCGATCCGCGCCCGCTGATCGTCGACGAGATGGACCACATCGTCGGCAAGCGCTTCGTCGACATCATCCGCGACATTCACGACGCGACGACGGTGCCGATCCTGATGATCGGCGAGGAGGCGCTGCCCGCCAAGCTCAAGCAATGGGAGCGGTTCGACAACCGCATCCTCGTCGCCACCGCCGCGCAGCCCGCCACCGCCGCCGACGCGCGCAAGCTGCGCGACCATTACTGCACCCGCGTCGATATCCACGACGATCTCGTCGACGCGATCGCAGACCGCTGCAAGGGCGTCACCCGCCGGATCGTCGTCAACCTGCGCAACGCGCAGACGGCGGCTCTCAACGCCGGCTCGGTGAAGATTGGACTGGAGTGGTGGGGCAACCGCCCGATGCTCACCGGCGAGCTGCCGGCGCGGCGGAAGGCGGCGTGATGGCGACGCACAGCAAGGGCCCTTGGCGCGTTGATGACTTCGACGCCGGGACGATCACGACGCAAGATGGCAGCACTCAAATCGCCGCTGTCCTAACGGTCGATGATTTCCCCTGCCTGGAGGATGATGATCTCGCCGCTGTCGGGATCGAGTGCCAGATGAACATGCGGTTGGTCGCGGCAGGACCGGACCTACTCGCAGCTTCTCGTCAGACGCTCGACTGGATCGATGGCGCGATCGCCGCCGGTCTAACCGTTACCGGCGACCTGCGCGCCTCGCGCAACGCGCTCATGGCCGCGATCGCGGCGGCGGAGGCGCGATCATGAGGCGCCCGGACCCCGTCGCGCTGCAACGCCAGTGCGACGCCTTCAACGCCCGCTGCCCGGTCGGCGGCCGCGTGTCGGTCCGGAAGGATGACAAGACGGCGATCGTCACCACGACACGATCGGAGGCCGTGGTGCTGTCCGGCCACACGGCGGTGATCTGGGTCGATGGGATCGCCGGCGGCTACCTCCTCGATCGCGTCTCGCCGATCGTCGGCGAGGGGGCCGCATCATGAGCGTGGCATCCCCGCTTGGCCGGCACGCGATTCCGGCGTGGGAGGCGCTTCGGAGCGGCCCGGTGTCCGCTTCCGAGCTCGCGCGGTTGCTCAATGCCCCGTTTCAATCGGTCAACGACCGGCTGCTCTCCTGGGAGCGCGCCGGCGTGATCGTCCGCCTTCCCACCAAGCCGAGGCGTTTCGAGATGGTCGACGAGCATTCCTCTCCGCCGCGCATCGTGCGCGGCGGTCGCGCCCTGCGCGCACCCACCAAACGGCAGCGGATATGGACGGCAATCCGTATTCTGAAGAACTTCGATCTCGTCGAACTTGGCATGACATCCGAGCAGTCTCGGCAGTCAATCACGGCGTATCTTACCTGCCTGTGTCGCGCCGGCTACGTCAAACGAGTTCGACCGAGCACCAAGGGCGGCATGGTGGCGGCATATCGTCTGCTCGTACGGTCGGGTTCGACTGCACCTAAGATTGAGAACCGACGTATCGATAGCCGGTTCGTAGTTACTCTCGTCGACCCCAACGACGGATCGCGCCACGATATCTCGCCCGGCGCCGTCGCACTGCGCCCTTTCGCCGCCCGTGATGTCGGGGGGGAGGGTTAACCATGTCTGTTAAGGTTAACGGCTCTCCCGTCGATCGCGCCGCCGCCGCCTGGGGCGCCGACATGCCCGATTGGGTGCGGACGCTCGCCGCCGCGTGCGACACCTCCAGCCAGCGCCGCGTCGCCGATCGGTTGGCGCGGTCCACCAGCCTCGTCAGCCGCGTGCTGACGAACAGCTACCCCGGCGATCTCGCCGATCTGGAGAACCGCGTGCGCGCCGTGCTCGGCGCCGAGACGGTGGCGTGCCCGGCGATCGGCGACGCGATCCCGCTCGCCGCCTGCCGCCGCCACCGCGCGCCCGTGAACAAGGGCCTGCCGGCCCGCAACCACCACCAGCAGCTCTTCCGGCGCCACTGCCCGGACTGCGCGCACAATCCCGAGGGAGACCGCTCGTGAACCAGCCTTTCACGCCGCCGGACTTTGTCCCGACGCGACGCACCTACACCGACGCCTGGGGCCGCCCGATCCGGGGCAGCGCCATCGTCCAGGACGACGAGGGGCGCACCGGCCTCGTCGTCGGCGACGATCTCCGCCGGCTCGTGCGCGGGATCCTGTGGGGGCTGGCGGGAAGCGGCGTGCTGCTGCTCGCCACCGCCGCCACGATCGCCGGGCTCCGGGCGGGGGGCGTGCTGTGAGCGTGCGCGAAGCGCCCGCCGAGATCACCGTGATCGGCGTGCTGGCGTTGCACCGTGTGGAAGTCGCTCTCATCGATCTCGCCGAGGCGGAGGACGGTACGCTTGTCGGCGTCGCCCCGGTCGAGGTGAGCGGGATCGGCCGCCGCGTCGCGATCATCATCTCCGATGGCGCCGAGACGCGCGCCGCGCTGCTCCCGCCCCTGCTGGCTGGCGAACTCGTCGGCCACGCGCTCCGCGCGTCGAACGAGATCCAAGCGGAGGGCCGGGCATGACGCTCACGCCGCCGCAGCTCGCGATGTACGACCACGTCCGCGACATGATCTCTGAAGGCGTGGTGACGCCCAGCGTCCGCGAGATCGGCGACAGCCTCGGCTATTCGTCGACATCGGCGGTCAAGCGCACGCTCGACATACTCGTCGAGAAGGGCCTGCTCGTCCGCACCAAGGACAAGGTCCGCAACCTCGCCCTGCCCGACGCCGGCAGCGATCTCACGCGCGTCGCCACCGGCGCGTTGCAGGCCGAGCTGGAACGGCGCGGACGTCCCTTCCAGCGACCCCGGCGGATCTCCGAACGCACCGCGACGAAGCCGTGCGGCGTGGCCGGCTGCACCGAGCGCGTCGGGCGTGGCAAGCTGCTCTGCCTCAACCATTGGAGCACGCTGCCGATCGGCCTGCGCCGCGAGCTGATCGAGGCGTTCCGCGCCGGCCGCGAGGCCGCCTATCAGGACGCCTGGCGCCGCGCGGCCGACTATCTCGCGAGGGTTTCGTGAAGCCGCCGCTGCACGCCGCGCGCGGGCGTGGGATCGATGCCGACGTGCGCCACGGTCGTTCGCTCAACAGCGAAAAGCATCTTGGTCGCGCGGGCGTGCTCATCGACGATGAGGGCGATAAGGTGCTGATCGCGCTGAAGCACACCAACGGCGAGATGCTCGCCGCGCTTCTCGACGACGACGCCTTCGATCGCTTCTGCGCGGTATTCGCGGAGATGATCGAGCAGCGCAACGCCCGATCCCGCCCGGTGAACGACCGATGAGTGCGGAGGAGGTTCGGCGCGCGATCGAAGCCGAGGCGGACCGTAGCTCGCGAAGCCGAATGGACGCTGCTCGTCAGCGTACGCACCACGATATCGGCATGGGCTCCGGCAACGACGCTCGCACGCTCTCGCCGCGTATGGTCGCGGCGCACGAGCGGTTGCTCGTGTGGTTGGGAAAGCGAGCCGGTCGTTGGCTGACGACCAGCGATCATCATCTCGCGCGCGCCGCCGGCCTCACCGACAGTGACGAGGGCTTGCGTCTGTTGACGATGCTCCAAATCGAAGGGCTCGTCGAAGTCGAGACGGCTGATCTACGCCGCGCCTTCCGGTTTCGTGGTGATGGCCCCACGCCGACCGCGCCGACCGCGCCGACCGCGCCGACCGCGCCGACCGCGCCGACCGCGCCGACCGCGCCGGTTACGCCCGAGATGGTTGCTGCCGTCGCTGCCGCCGTCCCGCCGCCTGTTCAGGCCGCACCGCGCCCCGTGCCCCGCCCAGCTCCCGTTCGCAGTCGTTCGAAGGAAATCTCCGTGCCCGATCCCACTCCGCGTTCACGCGCGGGCAGCTTGATGGTCTATCCCAACACCGACGACCGACGCAGGTTCGAAGAGGCGGCACGCACCGCCGGCAGCTCGATCGCGCCGTGGCTGGTCGACGTCGGCCGAAAGTGGCTCGCCGGTGAAGGATCGCGGACCGCGCTACCGGGAGAGGAAGCGCTTCGTCCGAGCGTGCTCCGGGCGTCGGCCCAGGCGCGCGCGGAAGGTGTCGATGTAGGCGCGCTTCTCGCCGAAGTGATCGACGTAGGATTGACCCTCCGCCGCGCGGCTAGGGGGCCGGCATGAGCGGCCGCGAGGATCTGCTCAAGCGCATCCGCAAATGCCTGACGCTCGCGGCCGGTGCCGGCGAGGCAGAGGCGGCGGTCGCGCTCGGCAAGGCGCGCGAGCTGATGGACCTCTACGGCGTCGACGAGGGCGCTCTCGTGCTGCTCGATGTCGGCGAGGCGGTCGCCGGGCGCGGTCGTGCCGCCGCGAAGCCCCCCCAGTGGGAGCTGGTGCTGATCGCTTCGATCATGCGCGCGATCCCGACGCACGCGCTGCTCGGCGCCGATGGCGTGATCTTCGTCGGTCTGCTCCCGGCGCCGGAGATCGCGACCTACGCCTTCACCGTGCTCCACCGGCAGCTTCGCGCCGCCCGCCAGCACTATCTCAAGACGACGCTGAAGCGGTGCACGCTGAAGCGGAAGAGGGCGCGGGCGGACGTGTTCTGCGAGGGGTGGGCGGCGGCGGTCTACGCGGCGATCGCGCGGCTGCACTCGGAAACGCCGCTCGATCCGCTCGTACGCCGATACCTCGACGAGAAGCACGCCAACCTCGGCACCGTCAGCGGTCGCAAGGCCGGGATCAGTGGGCAGGTCGCTGCCGATGATCGGGCGCGTGGCCGCGCGCTGGGCGGCGATGTGCGGATCGATCCGGCCGTTCGCGGTGGCGCGGCACCACGGTTGTTGGCCTCGGCATGACCGACATCGCCACCCTGGAAGCCCGCGTCGCCGAGCTGGAGCGGATGCTTGGCGTTGGCGCGCCTGTAGGGTCGCCGGTCCCACCGTGGTTCCTGCGGTCGCTGCTCAAACATGCCGCTGCTGAAACCGCGTTGCATGTCGACGTCATCACCAGCGATTCGCGCGTGCAGGAGCATGTCCGCGCGCGCTGGGCGATCGTCTGGGTCGCGCGTTCGGTGCGCGGCACGGGCTATGCTCGGATCGGGCGCGCGCTGGGCGGGCGCGATCATAGCTCGATCGCGCACGCCGAGCGCCGCGCGATCTTCCTTCGCGAAACCGATCCAGACTTCCGCGAGCTGACCGACACGCTCGCCGACGTCATGCGTCAGATGCAGTCATGACCGCGCGCTCGTTCGGCGAGCTGGCCGGCGCGAAGCTGCGCACGGCGGCGGGGAAGCGCGACAGCCGCAACAAGCTGATCGGCGCGGTCCACGCCGCCGCCAAGGGCGCCGGGCTCGACGAGGAGGATCGCCGCTCGATCTATGCCGAGGAGACGGGCAAGCCGTCGCTGTCGGACATGACGCTCGCCGAGATCGGCAAGGTGCTCGACAGGCTCAACCGGGGCCGCGCGGCGCCGATGCACCACCGGCCGCATCTCGCCAAGGTGCGCGCGCTGTGGTGGACGCTCTACTGGCTGGGCGAGGTCGACCAGCCCAACGACCAGGCGCTGGTCGCGTTCGTGCGGCGGCAGACGGGGCTCGACGATCTCCGCTTCGTCGACCATCGCAACGCCCCGCCGGTGATCGAGGCGCAGAAGGCGTGGGCGGCGCGCGCGGGCGTGCGTTGGCCCACCGCCGCCCGCCGTGCGGCGGACGACGCGGTGGCCGAGCGCCAGGCGGTGATGGACGCGATCTGGCTGCGGCTGATCGACGCGCGCGCGGTCGTCGGCTCGCTGCCCGACGCCTACGTCTATTCGGCGCTGAAGCTTGCCACCACCGATCGCCGGCGCTGGACGGCGCGCGAGCTGGACGAGGCGATCAAGCTGCTCGGCAAACGGCTGCGGCGCGCGAAGCTGAAGGCGGATGATCGATGACGGTCGATCTCGCCACGCTACCCGATCCCTCGACGCTGCCGATCCCCGACGACGTGCGGCCCGACGAGCGCTGGTCGCCGCTGATGGTCGAGATTGCGGATCACATCGGTGCGAAGCCGACGCTGGAGCTGATTGCCTGCTTCGGTGGGCAGGAAGTCTATGTTCCGGTAGACCCGACGCTCAATCCGTTCCGCGACGTCCTTGGCGACGATCAGGCGGAGACGCTGCGGCGTGTGTTCGAACGCGAGCGGTTGGCCCTGCCGACCGGCAAGGTCGCTCTCGCCCGCGCGCGGCGCCAGGGCGTCCTCGCGCGCGTGCGGGCCGGCGAGCTGAATATGTCGGAAGCCGCGCGGATCCTGCGCAGCTCCCGGAATTACGTCAGCCAACTCATCAACAAGAGCATAGAAGGCACCGGCGTCGCCCTACCGGCGCCCCGGCCGCGCGCCGTGGACCACCGCCAGCCCGATCTCTTCGGCGACTGACCGCCCCAAGGCTACCCTCCGCACGCTACCGGCAAGCGCGTCCGCGCGCGCGCGGCAGGGTCTCCACGCGCGGCCGGCTCGCCGCGAGGAGTTCGCCGCTTGCGTCGCCGCCACATCATCGCCGTCTTTGCCGTCGCCGCGCTGGCGGCGTCGCCGGCGTTCGCCGATCCCGGCACCGCCTCCGACGAAGCACGCCTCTTCGACTGGATACGGACCTTCTGGCCGATGCTCGTCCTGTTCGGCGGGCTGATCGTGGCGGGCATCATCACCGGCTTATCGGCACGCTTCGTCGCCTCCGCCCGCTTCGAGTTGCTGACCGCGCGCGTCGACAAGGTGGAGGGGAGCTGCGCCGAGCACGATCTCCGGCTCAAGGCACTCGAAAAGGCCTCCGATGCCTCGCCCACACGCGTGGAGCTTCAGGAGGACGTCGCCGAGGTGTCCGAGCGCCTGGCGCGCGTGGAGACGGGCCTGACGGGTATCGGCGGCCAGCTCGAGACCACCAACCTCTATCTTCACACCATCATCGAGCGCGGTCTGGGGAGGCCTGCATGAACGACATCGTCGCGCCGGTCGTCCGGCGCGCAATTCTCGACTTCCTCAACGACGTCGGTGGCGAGATGAACCACGACGCGCTGACGCAGAACCTCGTCCAGCTCGGCCACCCCGTCGCGCGGCGTGACGTGCTGGGCGCGCTCGATTTCCTCGCGGGCGAGCATCTCATCTCGATCGAGCGGCTGGGCCACTACACCGTCGCGCGCATCCTGGAAGATGGCCGCGACGTCTCCGGGGGCCGGCTCCAGATCCCCGGCGTCCACCGCTTCAAGACGGGGGACTGACGGTGAGCCAGCGATCGACGATCGAGCGCGATCCGGCGATCCGCGAGGCGGTGGACGCGGCGATCGCGCGCGGCGCCACCATCGACGCCATCGTCGCCCAGCTTCAGGGCCTCGGCGCGGACGTGTCGCGTTCGGCGGTGGGCCGCTACACCAAGAACTATGCCGAGCTGGCGAAGCGGCAGCGTGACATCCGCGCGGCGGCGTCCGCCTTCGCCAACGATTTCGGCGGTCCCGACGACAGCCAGACGCGGCTCGTCGTGCAGCTCGCGACATCGATCGCCACCCGCGTCGCGATGGATGCCTCCACCGCCGAGGAAGGCGACGAGCGCGCGATCGCGACCACAAAGCAACTCGCCGACTTCGCGCGGGCGACCAAGGATCTGGCGTCGGCCGCCTCGATCGACGAGCAGCGTCTCGCCCGCGTGCGCGAGGAGGCGGCGCGGCGCGCGCGCGACGAGGCAGCGGAGGCGGCCGAGCAGGGCGCCCGCGCGACGGGCGCGAGCGAGGAGACGATCGTCGCGGTGCGTAAGCGCATCCTCGGCCTCGCGTCGTGAACCCCGCCGAACGCGCCGCACCGCCATCGCGCGAGCGGGCGGCCTTCGACTGGTATGTCGAGCCGCGCTGGGCGGTCGACGC